CGAGATGATCAAGAAGGCACATCAGACAACATGGGTTACTAATGGCTAAACATTACTTCAGAAACGTTCCAGACTTTGACTACGTTAGTAGAATCATAGATCAAAAAAACATCTCAGATTATATTACGGTGAAGAACCTCTTCAAGAGGGTAAAGATAAGAGATGAAATTTTCCAAGATCTATCATACTTCACAAAATATAAGGTCATAGGTGATGAGAGGCCGGATCAGGTTGCATTGAAAATATATGATGACAGTAGATATGATTGGTTAGTATTGTTAGCTAATAATATAGTCAATGTCGAATCGGAGTGGCCTCTATCACATGTATCATTCTTTAATTACATGTTGAGAAAGTATGGTGATGAGAGTAAGTTTTCTGATACTCACCACCATGTTACTAAAGAGGTCAAAGATACTCTTGGTAGAGTAATTGTTCGTGCAGGTCTTGAGGTTCCATCAGATTATACTGTGAGTTACTTTGATAATCAATTGGGGGTACAGAGAACCATTACAGATCAGGTAACTCTAATCACAAATTATGACTATGAGGAGTCAAGGGAAGAAGAGAAGAGAAATATCTTCCTAATTAAACCCAAGTTTCTCGGTGTTATCAAGAATGATATTGACATCATCATGCCATATATTGAGGGTTCAACTCAATTCGTCAGTGATAATCTGGTCAAAGGAGATAACATCAGACTCTACACGTAAAAAGTAATAGGCATAAAAATACCTGGGAAAAATTTTCCCAGGTAAAATGAAATCAAATATCGATTTTCAAATCAACTGTCAGCCAGTTTCGCAAAGTAGGACATGGGATCATCATCCTCATCGGAAGATGGTGACTCAGTAGTCTTTGATGCCTGATAGGAGTCTTCAAGTTTCCGAAGAACATCTTCTTCAGATACTTTTTTCTGTTCCTGAGATGCGTAGTCATCATACTCAGTTTCTTCCTGTGGAGCCTGACGTTTCTTGGTTCCCAACACATAGTCGAGACGCTTCTTCAGTTCATCGTAGGATTTAAACTGATCATCTGCGGTGAAAGCTGTCAGTGAATACTCCTTCTTCCAGATTGCTTCAAGAGCGTCATCATCATTCAGGAGAGGTGAGGGACGATCAAACTCAGAGGAATCATAGTTCCAATAACCTGCGACCTTCTTGAGTTTCAGTTTGAAGTTAGCACCCTGCCAGAAGTCAAAGGGATTGATGGGTGTCTCATCCTCAAACTCAGGTTGCATTGCCTCCATGATCTTATCAAAGATCTTCTTACCGAACTTATACAGGAAGACCTTACCCTCATTTTGAGGATTAGCTTTGTCCTGTACCACGTAGATGTTAGCGTAGAAGGAGAGTTTACGTTTCTGTTTACGAACTGTCTCTTTATCTTTCTCGTTACCACTGTTCCACAGTTCTCGATTCAGTTCACCGATAGGATCCTTACCACCAATGGTGGTTAGTGAATTCTCAATGTACCAACCACCAGGTCCTTGGAAGGCGTGTGAGAAAAGCTTGACCCAAGGGAGATCTTCTCCATCAGGTGCTGGGAGGAATCGAATGACGGCATATCCGTTGCCAGTCTTATCCATCTCTGGCTTCCACAGACGTTCATCTGCTCCTCCACCAGTATTGTTTTGCTTCTCTACTTCTTTTACAAGCTTGGCAGTAAGACTACCAAGAGAAGACTGCTTCTTAAGGTCTCCGAAACCCATTGTGTACCTCGTATGTTTGTATTTGGCTTGTGTCCCGTGGCTTAGAGGGGATTGGGTAGCCCCTGGTCTAGGATAGATCCTGGTGGATCCAGTGTCAAGACCCTTCTCGTATTGATTTTTTCATGGTGTCGATGATGGAGGACATGTTTGAAAAAACATATCCCAGATCAACATCAGGAGGGAATCCTAATTGTTGAGCTGAATTAATGATGTTTTCCCTCATCGCCTTTGCCTCAGGATCATCAGACAATGACAATCTAGTGTAGAGAATCTTCTGTTTAAAGAGAAGATCCTCTAACATTTCTACATGATGTATCTTGTCGTCAGCATCCATCGTAGCAAAACTGAATACCTTCGCATAAATCTCGTCCTGGATTTCTGAAATCTCTTTCATCTCCTGTTGGACAATTTCCGAATCGAAAAAACTCATTGGTCAACTACGATTTCTTTTAGTAACTTTTTGTATTTAAAGATATCAATCTTTAGGAAGGTGTTATATTTATCTATCCTCATGGATAGAAATTTCCAGACCGGATCATCTAGTTTCTTATCATAGATCTTCTTGAATCCCAGTATCCTATCAAGGATGATGAGTGTCTCAAGAGAGATGTTCTTTGCCAGATGTTCCTTGATGATCTGTGGATGACTCAGCCCCCTGAGTTCAAACATACCATCAAATTTCTGTCCTGTAAATACGGATTCCACCTCCTGACGGAAGACATATGTAAGTGATTGAGTTCTCTTCTTCCAATCAGTATAACTCTGTTCACCATTCTGCATGATCTCCCCAATCCATAGGGCTTGAGGATCATTGCAGGTGATGAAATTGGAAACAAAGAATTCAATTACCTCAGTGTCATCCTTCTGTCTACTCAGTTTCTCAAAGAAAAATCTGTCTCTTCTCTTATAGAAACTCTGTAGGGATGCACGACTTTTACCACAATATTTGTGATAGT